TCACCGATCACCGGCAGGTACAACTGGCCAGGGCGTCACAAGCCCATGGACCATCAGGTCGAGACCGCTGCGTTCCTCACGCTACACCGCCGCGCGTTTGTGTTCAACGACCCTGGCTGCGTGGACTCCGAGACGGAGTATCTCTCTCCTACCGGGTGGAGGCGAATTGCCGACTACCAAGGCGGGCAGGTAGCGCAGTACCACCCCGACACCGGGCGTGCTGAGTTCGTTGAGCCGCAGGAGTTCATCAAGTTGCCGTGCGAACACATGGTGCGCATCAAGACCAAGTACGGTCTTGACCAGATGCTCTCGCCGGAGCATCGCGTGTTGGTCCGCTCCACAGCGGCCGACAAATGGTGCGTCATGGAGGCGGCGCAGGTGCTGAAAGCACACGACGACTACCACGCCGGCATCAAGCGTCCCAACCTGAGGAAAGCAGGTAGTAACACCGTTGGGTTCACCCACATGGGCGTACCGACGGTATTCTCCTTGCAGCACGGGGAAGGTATCGCCCTGACCGATGCGCAGTTGCGACTTCAGATTGCCGTCATGGCCGATGGCCACTTCGGCGGAAACACCAACCGGTGTGTGGTTCGGCTCAAGCGCAATCGAAAAGTCGAGCGGCTGCGCTGCTTGTTGAACGAAGCGGGTGTGCCCTTCACGGAGCGCCTGCAGAACACTGCAACGGCGCAAGGGTTCCATGTGTTCACATTTGAAGCACCCTGGCACTGCAAGGAGTTCGACGAGCGTTTCTGGGCGTGCTCTGCACACCAACGCAGCATCATCGCACAGGAGGTATTCCTGTGGGACGGCACGCAAAGGCCGGGGGTAAAAGGTGCTTCGTTCAGTACGACGTCCAAAGCTTCCGCAGACTTCGTGCAGTATCTGCTGACAGCGTCGGGGGTGACTGCACGTATCACGGAAGACACGCGTGACAAGTACCGGGGCGGTGTCTGCTACACCGTACAGGCCCGAGGGGGTAGTAAAGGCGGCGCGTTTGGGCTTCTTACGCTGCGCAGCCGCACCACAGAGACGGTATCCGTTGCACCTTCCACCGACGGCTTCAAGTATTGCTTTAGCGTGCCGAGCACTTTCTTGATTTTCCGCCGCAACGGGTGCGTGTTTGCTTCAGGAAACACAGGCAAGACGCTCAGTGCGCTGTGGGCTGCGGACTACCTCATGCGCATCGGCGAGGTCAGGCGTGTGCTCATCCTGTGCCCGCTGTCGATCATGCACAGCGCCTGGATGGGGGACCTGCAGGCCAGCGTGATCCACCGCTCTGCCATCATCGCCCACCACAGCAAGGCCAGCCGCCGCGCTGAGATGGTGCGGGGTGACTACGAGTTCGTGATCAGCAACTACGCGGGTGTGGAGCTGATCTCGGACGAGATCGTCAAGGACGGGCGCTTTGACCTGGTCATCGTGGACGAGGCCAACGCGTACAAGAACCCCAGCACCGACCGCTGGAAAGCGCTTGCACGCATTCTGACCAAGGACACGTACCTGTGGATGATGACCGGCTCGCCTGCGTCGCAGTCGCCGGAGGATGCGTTCGGTCTGGCCAAGCTCGTGTGTCCCCAACGCGTGCCGCTGTTCAAGACAGCGTGGCGCGATCGGGTCATGTACAAGCTCACGAAGTTCAAGTGGGTACCCAAGCCCAACGCCAAGGAGTTGGTGTTCGACGCCCTGCAGCCGGCCATCCGGTTCAAGAAGTCGGACTGCCTGGACCTGCCGCCCGTGGTCACAGAGACCCGCTTCGTGGAGATGACCGCTCAGCAGAAGCGCTACTACAACCTGCTCAAGGAGCAAGCACTGGTGCGTACAGCAGGCGAGACCATCACGGCCATCAACGCGGCTGCGGAAGTCAGCAAGCTGCTGCAAATCTCGGCGGGCGCCGCGTACAGCGACAACAGCGAGGTCGTCGAATTCGACGCCACACCGCGCATGAACGTGCTCGAAGAGGTGTTGCGCGAGACCGACCGCAAAGTCATCGTATTCGCACTGTTCCGCTCCAGCATCTCAGCCATCGTGTCGTTCCTGAACAAGCGGGGCATCGAGACTGACGAGATCCACGGCGATGTCAAGCCGTCCAAGCGCGGGGAGATCATCAACCGTTTCCAGACGCAGCCCCAGCCGCGCATCCTGGTCATGCAACCGCAGGCCACGGCGCACGGTATCACGCTGACGGCAGCGGACACGGTGGTCTTTTTCGGGCCTTTGATGAGCGTTGAGCAGTACACCCAGGCCATCGCCCGCTCCGACCGCAAGGGGCAGACATCGGACAAGGTGACAGTCGTACACATCCAGAGCAGCCCGATCGAAGAGAAGATGTTCAAGGCCCTGGTCAACAAGGTCGACGACAACCGGCTGCTCACCGACATGTTCAAGGCCGAGATCGGCTAGAAAGAAAGGGGTTGCACTGTGCAGAAATAACGCTATACTTGTCTAACGCTTGACACTTCCATCAACCAAAGGAGCAGAAAATGCCCAAAAAACAGGCAGCCGAACCGCTGCAAGAGGACCCCGTCGCCGCTGGCGACACCAACGAGGACAGCGCTGACGCCGTCACTTCCGCGGAGCAATCCGGGCAAACCCTGGACATGCCCTTCGACAAGCTGGTGCGTATCTACCGCCGCATCGGCGCGTCGATCGCCGAGGTGCAGGCACAGTACGACGCCCAGCTGGAGGCGCTCAAGGCCGAGCAGGATGTGTTCAAAGCCGCAATCCGCGAACACATGAAGCTGCAGAACGCCACGAGTATCAACACGCCGTTCGGCACGGCCATCATGTCCGTCAAGACGCGCTACTCCACCACGGACTGGGACAGCTTCAAGACCTTCGTCAAGGAGAACGACGCCCTTGACCTGTTCGAGAAGCGCATCGCCCAGGCCAACATGGCGGCGTTCCTCAAAGAGAACCCGGAGAAAGTACCGGCCGGCTTGAACGCCGACGCCAGCTACGACATCTCCGTCCGCAAACCCAAAGTTTCCACCCCCACCAAGTAAGGTATCAACATGAGCGAAATCGCACTGTTCAAAGGCGCTGCTGTCCCTGGCTTCGTCAAGAAGGCCGAAGTGTCCGCACTGGCCAAGTCCCTGGCCGGCGGCTCTGGTCAGTCTGGCAAGCGTATCAGTATCAAGGGCGGCGTCTTCCGCCTGATCCACGACGGCAAGGAAGTCGCCCAGATCGACGACCGCCACATGCACGTGGTCATCGTCAACGCCGCGCCCAAGGTCGGCCGCATCTTCTTCGCCAAGAAGTGGGACGGCGACGCCACCACGCCCCCCGACTGCTGGTCCAGCGACGGCAACACGCCCGATAAGGATGTACCGTCCAAGCAGCACGCCAACTGCGCTGACTGCCCGCAGAACATCAAGGGCTCCGGCGCCAACGAGTCCAAGGCCTGCCGCTACCAGCAGAGCGTGGCGCTGGTGCCTGTGTTCGAGGACGAGCTGGCTGAGGACGTGATGAAGCTGGTGCTGCCGGCACTGTCGCTCTTCGGCAAGGAAGAGAACGGCAACTTCCCTCTGCAGGCCTACGCCCGCCACCTGGCCGCGCAGAACATCAACCCCGACATGGTGGTCACGCGTATGCGCTTTGACACCAAGGCCGAGAGCCCCAAGCTTTTCTTCAAGCCGGTGCGCTGGCTGACCGAGGATGAGTACGAGCGTGCGCAGGAGATGGGTCAGTCCGAAGACGCCATCAAGGCCATCACGATGAGCGTCAACCTGGACGCGGTCAAAGCGCCTGCTGCCGACGACACGCTGCCAGGCAAGCGTCCGGGCAAGGCCAAACCCGCACCGGTCGATGACGACGATGAGGACGAAGCCCCTGCCCCGAAGGCCAAGGCCAAGGCCAAACCCGCTCCGGTCGATGACGACGACGAGGACGACGAGCCGAAGGTGCGCAAGCCGGCCCCAGCGCCAGCCGCGAAGGCAGACCCCAAGTCGACGCTGGCCAGCTTGGCGTCCAAGTGGGATGATGAGGAAGACTGATCGAACATGACAAGGGGGCCTCGTGCCCCCTTCCACAATATGGCCTACTCCGAAAAAACTATTGAAATGGTGGCACGTGCGCCTCGTACCCTGGGCACCCGCCTGGGGCGCTGGGCCATCCACCTCGACTTCCCCGTGACCAAGGTGTCTCGCTGCACTGGTGCCACGCGCCAAACGGTGTACAACTGGTTCGCCGGTGGCGATATGCTCGCTGCCTACCACGACCGAGTGTCC